GAGCTGACGCTATCAGAGGAAGGCTATAACACATCGTGGGCGGAATGGGACGACGAGGGCCGGTTTGTTAAGCTGACCAGCTAGGAGGGGTAGAAGTGACAGATAAGAAGAAAGTTAAGCTAACAAAAAAGCAGGAGGACTTCTGCCGAGAGTTCATCATAGACTTTCATATAACCCACGCCGCAATTCGCGCTGGTTACTCGGAAAAGACTGCGGCATCGATAGGCTCGGAAAACTTAACTAAACCTGAAATCGTTGATCGTGTTGCTGAGTTAGCCGAGGAAGTGTGCGAGAAGGCTTCTATTTCCGCCGAGGAGGTGCTTGCTGGTATCAAGGCGATAGCTACATCAAAAGAGTCTAAGGACGGCGACAAGCTACGAGCATGGGAGCTTTTGGGCAAATACCTTCAGTTGTTCATTGAGAAGAAGCAGATCGACCTTACCACCAAAGGCGAGAGCCTGAACGACGGGCCTAGTGATGCGGACCGCAAGCAGGCGCGTGAAGCAATAAAGGAAAGACTGACAGAGGACGATGGCTAACGAACTATGGAGGGACTTACGAAAGCAGGAAGCGTATATCCTAGAGTCGCGGGATCTGTGCCTTTCCTCTTTCCGAATGTTCTGCCAGAGCGTCTTCGAATTCGTTTACCGCAAGCCTTTCCTTTGGTCCGAGCACCATGAGGAAATAGAACGCTACCTGATGGCCGTCTGGATTGGCGACACTCAGAACCTTATTATCAACATACCACCGCGTTACTCCAAAACGGAGATGGTGTGCTTATTCGTGGCATGGACCTTCGCGCACAATCCTAGATGCGAGTATCTGCACCTTAGTTATTCGAGCGACTTAGCGATCAGGAACAGCGATAAGATCCGCCAGATAGTCAAGAGCGAGTTTTATCAGGATGTTTTCTGCATAAAGATTGATAAGGACAACGACAAAAAAAGCGAGTGGAGGACTGTTGACGGCGGTATTTTTTACGCAACTGCGGCAGGTGGGCAGATCACTGGATTCGGGGCAGGATCAACCGATGAACTTGATGGAAACGGCGAGTTCGTGTTCTCAGGATGCGTCCTGATTGATGACCCGCTGAAGCCCAAAGACGCACACACGCTATTCCGCGAACGCACCAACGACAACTGGGATGAGACGATTAAGAGTAGGCGCAACGGAGACAAGACGCCTGTGATTTGCATCATGCAACGCATTCACGAGGGAGATTTTACCGCTCATCTAATGTCTGACTCCTCGGAGAAATTCGAAGTGCTCAAGATGAAGGCTCTACGGGAGGATGGAACGGCATTATGGCCGCGCAAGCATAGCAGTGAGAAGCTTGAAAGTATGCGGGACAACAATATCTATGTGTTCAGCTCGCAGTATCAGCAAGAGCCGACACCCGCCGGAGGGTCTATATTCAAAGCTGATTGGTGGAAGTACTTTGATGATATGCCGCTTGAATTTGACGAGGTGATAATAACCGCCGATACCGCTCAGAAAACAAAAGAGCACAACGACTACAGCGTTTTTCAGGCGTGGGGAAAGGTTGGCGGCAACATATACTTAATCGATCAGCTTCGCGGAAAGTGGGAGGCTCCAGACCTAGAACGAGTAGCAACCGCATTTATCCGCAGGATTAAGATTACGTATCCTAGTCTGCATACGGTTCACATTGAGGACAAGGCGAGCGGAACCGGTCTCATCCAGTCGATCAAGGGTAAGGCAGGCGTAATCATTGCGCCGATAAAGAGGAACACAGATAAAGTCACAAGGTCGTTTGACGCGGCACCGCATATACAGGCCGGACAAGTGTGGATACAAGAGACGGCATCTTTCGCAGGCGTGTTCGTTGCGGAGTGCTCAAGTTTCTCGGCGGAAGACACGCATCTGCATGATGACCAAGTTGACGCAATGATGGATGCTGTAGATATTCTGCTGGACAAGGCAGAGGTAAGCATATTCGACGTTCTGTAGTTGACAAACCGAGCCGTTTGGTTCACTTTGTTTGTATCAATAACAGGAGAAGGGAATGGAATCAAGAGAGATCAAGGCAAAGGTTTTAAATATCGAGATGGTAAATGAAGAATTGTTTTGCGGAGTATGCAAGAGTTGGATTAACTCGGTTTTATTTAAAATAAAAATGGAACCCGGCTCGCCGACAACATATGAGTGCCAATGTGGAGCTATTTACAACCACTCTTGACGACAGCCATCAGCCTGAACGTCGCCACGAGCGGGGCTCGGATTGAAACTTATGGACGCCGAATAGCCTATCAAACAAATATGTCACAAGTAGAATAGGATGGAAAAAGAAAACGAAATACTCAGGGATGCACTTGAGAAAATAGAGAGGTGGCATGGCGAGTTCCCCGAAACTAAATTCTTTGTTGATGCCGAGAAAACGCGCCAGATGTCTTACGAGGCGGCATACGGTTCAGATGGCGAACGAGAATTTATGCGCGGCATTGCGCGCGTTGCCTTGTCAAACGCATTTAATCAAATCCCCCAAACCAGTTGACAACTAAGCCCTGTTTGTGCAATGTGCGAGAATGACAGAAGAAAACAACAAAAACCGCGATGTTTCAGATATTTATTCTTCGCCAGTAACGGACGGATTAACAAACGTAGTCTCAGGTCTTGGTACAAGCAAAGCCAGAGACCCGTCTTCGTTCCTGAACAGGGACATGCTTCTTGACCGGACCGAGCTAGAAGACATCTACCGCTTCTACTGGATCTCCAAAGCCGTTGATATCAAGCCGTGGGACATGACCCGCGAAGGAAGAACATTCTCCGGCGAAGGCGTAAAACCTCTCGACATTAAGAAGATTGAGACAGAAGAGCAACGCACTGAACTATGGTCCGACGTCCGGACTGCACTAATCTGGGCAAGTGTATACGGTGGCGGTGCAATCGTTATGCACATTAACGGCCAAGGGGACATGTCGGAGGAGTTGGACGTAACGAAAGTTAAGCAAGGCCAGCTATCCCACCTAACATCTCTTGACCGCTGGGAATTGCTACCGGCGCAGGGAATAGATTTCAACCCCTTATCGCAGAACTTCGGCAGATCTAGGTACTACAGAGTCGCCACCGACACGCAAGGAAATCTAATCCACCGCTCTCGTATTGTATTTTTCAACGGGCGCAAGATGCCGATTAGAATTACCCGCCAGCTATGGGGATGGGGAGACCCTGAAATTCAGCGGTGGTATAAAGCCATAACAAACAGCGAGACTCTTGCGGCTGGAATCATCGAGGGAGTGCACCAAGCAAATATCGACGTTGTAGCGACGAAGGGGCTTAAGGAAACTCTCGCTATGAAAGACGGCGAGAAGAAAATCAAAGACCGGTTCATGCTGTTAGATTACTGCAAATCGTTGCTAAATATGGCAGTGATTGATGGAGAAGACGTATTCTCGCGCAACAGCTTCTCATTCGCTGGACTGCCGGAGATATACAATGTGTTCCTACAGGTTCTTGCATCTGCAACGGATATACCCGTCACGCGCCTCCTCGGATCAAGCCCCGGCGGACTTAGCGCAACAGGCGAGAGTGACACGCGCAACTATTACGACTCCATCAAGTCAGGTCAGGAAAACAACTTAAAGCCCAAGCTGAATATCATCGATCAAGTGTTGGTGAGATCTGCGCTTGGATATTACCCCGAAACTCTGGAATACGAATTTAATAGCCTCTGGCAGTTGAGCGAGCAAGAACAAGCCGATCTCGATGGAACACGGGTCAACACACTTGCAACCCTTATCGGAATAGGTGTGCCTGAGAACGTTGTACTACTCGACGCAATAGAGCACGGCCTTGTCAAGAATCTAACAAAAGAAGACATTGAGGAGATGGAGGAGGAGATAGATGTTGACGAAGGTAACGATGACTTTATTCCGGAAGAGAAGTCTCCACCTAAGCTTGCCCCCGCAAATACGTCAAGCAAAGGAGAGGCGGAAGGAAGTATTCTAAAAACTCCGTCATCCGTCCAACCAAAGATAGCAAAGGTTACATAATGGCAAAGATGCCTGCCCTTGTTGTCGCAGTCAAAGTAGACGAGACGGTAAATGAGCTTTTCGACATATCGAACGACCTTGACGAACTGGTGTGTCTCTCTCCGTCGTGGCAACAGCAAGAGGCAGGAGTTGTCAGGGATCGCATTGTTAACAAGTTACTGGACTGGGTAGATGCCTCCGAAGAAAAACAAAAATAGAACTAAGTTCAGAAGAGGCGGCAGACCTGCTCCCCCGAAAGCTCCAGAGGTTGCGTTTCGGAAAGAGCTTCTGTCTGTAATCAATCAGATCAATCGCCTGTTTCGGGAGACTGTTGCGCCAATAATCAAGGCGGACAACAAGCCAATCACAGATTCTGCATACGTGCGAGATGGCGTGGTCGGCGAGGTGACTGAGAAGATCGCGCAAATTCAGCTATTGCTAAGTCTAAGCGGAGCCGACTCGAAACAATCAGTCGGTCAGTTTATCGGCATGATCAACAACGTGAACAAGATCAGGACTGATA